TTGTCGAAGGACTTCCATGATAGATATTGCGCTATCATCGAACAATTCACGAGAGGTATAGATATTGGCGTTAAGCCTGAACGGAGTAAGCTGGACTTCTCCAAAGTCGGCCGATGTGGTCGAGATCGAAGTGTTTTCAGTTCCCCAGTACACCTTAACGTCTGCAGACAGTTTCGGGATGTTTAACAACTTCCCTTCCATAGGAATTACGGTTGCGTATTTCCTAATCGAATCTGTTTGCAGGATATGCTGAATAAGGTCTGCCCTGAATTCATCAGGTACCAAGTAACCTCCGTCAGCTGGAGTTCCTTCGGACAATGCCTTAACTCTGGCCTCGTCTTTATTTACTAGGGCTTTCGCAAACTCAGCAAAGCGATAAGCTTTGGAGAATTCTTTGTAGGCCTTTTCGTTTTCGACGTCAACGTGTTGCGCTTCAGCAGCTGAGCGAACTTCTGTTTCAAAGTCGCCTTTTTCGTTGGGATTGTCTTTTACAACTTTCCTGTCAGGGGCTATCTCTTTCGAGACGGAACCCACCATCTCCTTCACCATCCCCACCAGCTCTGTTGCTAATTCCTTAGCAGCAGCAGTTACTTCTGGATCGGCGGCTCCGGCACCTTTTCCGTCCTCATGCATTTCTGCCTTGAGTTCGGCGACAAGACCTTTTTCAGTCTCGTCCTTACCCTCAAAATCAGGGTTTTTTGCTAACTCCAATAGGAGTTTTTCGCGTATGGTCATTTATTTTTTATCATTTCCTTTCGCTGGAGTCTTGCGGATCGCACGTCGCGCAGCATTCTCCTCAGAGAGGATTTGCTGGAATTGCCGCGTAGCCTCGCGGATAACGGCAATTACTCGACGTCGCGATTGAAGCGACGGATTTTCAGGATCTGCAGTGCGCGGGGTTTCCCCTGGTGCAGTTCCCCCTCCGTCCTCACCCTTTTCAGGGTTATCGACGGTGGATATATCTGGCTCTTTAGGTGGCTCCGGTGTCGGATCCACAGGTTTTGCCGGATCAACTACCGGCGCTGGGGTTGGATCCGGTTTAGGTGGCTCCGGATCTACTTCTTTTTTACTTTCAGCAGCTGATTTTACGTCCTTTTCCTCTACTTCGTCGATCATTGACTTGAAGGATCTCACTGCAAAGGATCTCTTTTTAAGAGCCTGGAGAGCCTCCGGATTCGCAGGGACCGGCACGGCTGATAATTCTAAAAGTTCGTTATCCATCAATACTGGCGGATTGTTGTCGTCCTCCTCCATTACCTTGTGGCTTATAAAACCTACCGAGAAGGCGTTAAGAAACTTCTCTTTATATTTTCGGAAGATGTCTGCAGCAAAGGGATCGGCCATGTCGAATTGAATATCGAATACCAGCTTGTTTTTCTTAATCTCTACATTTATTGCTTTTGCGATCGGGGGTCTATCCTCTCCAAGGCTCAGGTTGTGCGCCCAGAGAATGACAGGGTTTTTCTTAAAGGAGTCGAGAATCCAGGTTTTTTGATCTATGGATTCGCCGTATCTGTCGACCGTTGAGGTGGATCCCACTACACTTGTGAGGAGTCCGTCGGTTTCACTTATCTCTTTGACTAGAGCTTTTGCGTAGCGTTTTTGGTCTTTCATGTCTATTTATATTTTATAACAGGGATATGACATCAGGTCAATTGTCAACCAACTTCTTTACTTCTTTCAGCGTAGCACTTCGCAAAGCCTCTTTCAATTGCTTCTTGTCCGTCTTTTTAGATTTTACACCCTTTTTCATTCCCTTGTCGCTAGAGACTAAAACTGGGATCAAAGTGCATCTGCAGTTTGTGTGGAGAGGGGGTTCTCCGACGTCCGAGAAGCCCACCGTCATTGTGACGTTTTTGCCATTCTCGTTTTTGCCGGTTATTGTGTCTCCCTCCTCAAAGAAATCGTCTCCCAGGCTTATCACCTTGCCGTCCATGGGGCCACACCAGGGGCAAACTCGTTCATCGTGAGCCGTCAGCCATTCTTTGGCTTCGACCACTCCGCTTTGCTTGTATGCTTCCAGGGTTGCGAAGTTTGTTGCTCTTAAGCTTTCGGTTCTGGCGATTTGAGCCGATCTGTATCCTCTGGCGTCCTCAAATACCGATTCGATTCTTTCCCTGAGTTTCGGAATGCTCTCTCCGGCGCTTACTCCCTCGGCCAGTTCCTCTCTTAATGCATCGGTTGTCGTTTCGTTAATGCTTGGGATGAATTTTGCTCCGTCCTTTTTAAGGAAGTCTTTGACCGCCTGGCTTTGCATAAAGAACACCGCCTCTGGCACCAATTCCTGGATCTGGAGGACTCCCTCGGCTTCTACGAAGCTTCTTATTAGATCCATCAGGGGTCCGGCAAATATGCTATTCTCTCCGGTGACATCGGCGACGTCATCAATGCTTTTTACCGCCTTGGTTTTTTCTATCGTTCCGGATAGTTGAGTTTCCAGTCTGTCTTTTACCCTTTGCTCTTGGGCATTGAATAACCCTCCGAGGGTTTTGGTTATCATTTCCTCTCGTTTGTCGGTTCGGCCTACCATTGAGCGCCAGGTCATCTCTCGCATCTCCATTTTGTGATCCTCCGGAGTTTCCGTCTCTTTTACCGGCAGGTTCTTTCCGGTATGCTCTCTTTTCCTCATTATCGTCAGAAGCATCACTTTGGCTTTTTCGCTTATTTTTGAGATAAGTTTGTTTGCCGTTGCCTCAGCATGGGGGAACGGAGGGATCCTTACCCTGAAGGTGTTCATTTTCTTTTTCTTTGCCGCCTCTTTTTGATCCTGGGTTTGGGCGCCGACCTCTTGTAGTCCGAATGGCACCATCAGTTTGTCACCTCCGTCGATCGGTCCGTAATCCTCAAGCTCTCTTACCTCGTTTCTGGTAAGCCAGCCGTGTTTAAGGCCGTTATCATAAAGCTTCAGTTGATATTCGTTGTCGGCCGGAACCGGCGAGACTATATCGAAGAAGAGGTTTGGATCTCCATATCTCGGCAGAAGGAATTCTGTCAGGGTAGCTGCAATTCTCCACTCTTTTGGCTCAATGACATTTTCAAGGAAGACTGCCCTTGCTTCTCTGGCATTGGCACGGTTAACATCGTCGGTTACCGCTACTATCACTTTCGGCACACGGTACATTGCGAAGATTTCGTCTCTTGTGAACCTTCGGCCTTCAATATAGTCCATCTCTTTTTGGGAGAGACCGACGTCTTTCCATTTCAGGCCACCTTCAAGGATTGCTACCTTCCAACTGTTTTCCTCTCCTTTATGGACTCGCTCCCATTCCTCTCGAAGGACTACTCTTTGCTCATCTGTCAGGTTGCCTTCTGCTTCCAAGGCACCTCCTGGTCTTGCTGAGTTGTTGAAGAAGTTTCGGTTGTACCTACTGGCCGAGTTATCGAGATCGATCGCTTCTGCAGAGGCTCTTATGGTCCCGAATCCTCTATATGGATTTTTGGGATTGAAGTCTTTGAATGGAATTACTTGATCGAATGGCACGGTTATCTTTCGCTCTCCTGGCGGTCCGTAGGAATAGCTCTCAATCATTTTGTTTTTCGTGTCTTTTATCTCAAGCCAGTCCGGTCGAAGGGTCCAGATTTCACTCGGTTTTTTGGCTGATCCGGTAAGCCACCAGTAGCTTTCCCCAAGGAGATCCAGGTATCCTTCCGTTGCCTCCCACAAGGCATAGGACGTGTAGAGTGGGTTCACCTTATAGAGAAGGTCGAGGACTGGATGGCTGTCTACTTGCTCAAACTCGCTTTGATTCTTTCGTCTTTTTAGTACCAGTTGAATGCTCCCCACCTCCTGGGTTATTGCGGAGACACAGGAATAAACCCATCCCTTGTATGCATCGAGGTACTCTGAGGCTTTCATTGCAGGGCCTATCGCCTGGCCTTTAAGGAACGTTGCGCGAAGATTTGGCCGGTCAGCTTGATCCACCTGCCTTATGAAGCCGAATGTTTTTGCTATGTTGTCGAGTAATTTCATCCTAGTGTCCAAATGTGAGGTTTGGCAACTCTTTGTCTCAGGCTAAACGCATATTCTGCGAGCGCCCATGAGTCGGGATAGTCATCGTGATATTCCTGTCCCTGCTCGTCGTCCGGATGGTGACATGAGAGGAATTGCCCCTTATATTCCATTTCCAGATCCAACAATTGCTGTCTTAACCTCTCTAACTCTAATGTATCATCGCTGGGTACTGCGGTCAATCGGTTCTGCACCACCTGCTGCAGGTTTGTATATATTATATCTTTGCTTTGCAAGCTGAATTTTACTGGGAAGAGTCCGGTTTTTTCGTCCTTCCATTTTGTATGCCTGGCAAACATATCCGGCATAAAGGATCCCTGGCCGGTTGAGTCGATCGCTACCGCCTGGACATTAAAACTATCGAACATTCCTAGACCTGTCATCTTTCCCTGGACGGTGTCGAAGCCGGTTATTATAGTGAATTGATCCGCATAGTTCGTTCCGTGCAGTTCGAGAAGCGCCACCAGCTCTTTCCAGTGGGTTTTTTCGTTCCAGCGGAGGATTGTCACTACCGTTGAGTCCGGATGTTTGGCTGTATCGATTCCGGCCCATGCATCGCTCTTTTTGTCCTCATCGATCAGAAGCGCTTTCATTTTTAACTTCTTTTCGGCTTCGTGATATTCGTATGGTTTTACCAGAGCATCCCAATCCTCTGCACTTAGGAATTGTCCTGCTTCAAGATGCCATTTAAGAAGCCATTGTGTTTTTACTGCCGGATCATCCGGTCCGTCTCTTGCCAGGATCTTTTCGAACTTGTTTTTGTAGAGAAGGTGGGTTGGGTTTCCGTCTCGCTCATATGCTTTTTGGCGCTCTTTCACTACTTCCGGAGCCGGATACCTCGGATGCTTCGGATATTTATCTATCAGTCTTTTAAAGTAGTTCTTTTGGTACCAGGAGACGCCGACCGAGATCTCCGGAGCGTTTGTGGCGGCTCCCATTGGCTCTGCTTTGTTTTTCTTTTCAGCGTCGATGATCTTGTGGGCCTCCTCATAAATTGTCAGGTCTGAGGTTTTGGATTCCGGATTGCTCGTTGGCGTTAAGGGGAAGATGTAGCAGTAACTTCCGTTTACC